TAGCGTTAGCGATAGCGGCTTCTCTTACAGATTTAGCTTCAGCAATAGCTTGCTTGAATAAATCTTTGTTTGCCATTTTTAATAAAATTTGTGATTTCGTACGATTATTATAAATCGTAATGTGAAGTTTTTAAATGTCTTTAATACAGTATAAGGAACTGTATATTTGTATATAAATATATACTAATTACAAAAAACTTTAAAACTATATAGCTGCTGCTATTTCAGAGCCTACATTTGCTATATCTCTACCTTTTAATGCTCCTTTAACAGCTGATAAAGTAGCGCTTCCAGCACTAGCTCCTTTTACTGCTTTAGCAACTCCTATTCCTGCTTTTATACCTAAGCCAACTAGTAAAACTAAAAATAATCCTTTAGCAATAGTTTGTCTTTTTTTCGAATCTTTTACAAACGGGCTAATTATACCCCCTATAAATTTAATAAAATTTTGTTCGTTATTATGAGCCCATTTATGTAGAGCAGCAGCTTTGTCAGCAGCTTTATCAAAACCTATATTTTTTAATTTTTTACTAGCGTACTTACCTAACATATCTAGTATAGTATTAGAAGCTAAAGCCCAAGTAAGTATCCCTAATGCTGAAATGGCTACCTCGTCGAGTTGACCATCTTCCATTTCTTTATCTAGAGCTGCTTTAAAATTTAAAGCTAGTTCTTTTTCATCGTTTTCAAATATAATTTGAGAAAGTTTCATTATGACCTTAGTATATCGTTAATTAAGCTATTAACTCTAGCAAATTTATCTACTATAGCTTTACCTTCATTTAACGATACAGGATTCATAAATGCTCCGTGTGTCGAAGGATTAGATACGAAATCCCAGCAAACTAATTCAAAATCAGGTTGAACTTCTAAATACCCTTCGTTGGTTTGTTGAACTGAGCCAGTACCTCTTGATGAAATTCCTATAGTATGACCAGCTTTGATAATTTCTTTTACTATATTACCTGCAGGAGTATTAAGTAATTCTACTTTACCCATTAGATCATCTCCATCCCAGTGTAAATCTTTTACTACATGAGAAGCATTTTTTAATGATACTACAGCAGATTCAGGATGATCAAGTTCACCAAATGCGTTTCCATTTTTGACAAACTCTTCCATATACTTTTTAACTTCTCTTTCTAAAAGTTCTTTTTCGTATATTCTTCCGTTTTGGTTTTTTGCACCAGCTCTTTGCATAACTCCTTCTACTTCGAATACTCCAGGTCTTTCCTTAGATTCTCGAAGGATAGGTTTAAATGGTGTTACGTTTACTAATACATTTGCCATAATTATTTTTTTCTTTTAGTATACTTAGTTTTTCTTTCTTCAGTAACTGGTTTAAAAACTGTTTCTTTTTCTTCTAATTCTTCTTCGGCAATTTCTTCTTGATTAAGCATTTTTACTTTAGGCATCTCTAAACCTCTAGTAAATCCTTTTTCAGTTACCGGCATTAAATCTTTTCTAAAAGCAGTTTCAATTGCAGGGCCTAACATAGCTCCTATAGCTAATCCTTCAGTATTTTTAATATCTTTAAAGCTATCGTATACTTTTTGAATCTTATCTTTAGTTTTTGCATAATATGATTCTACGTCAGTAACTATATTTTCTAAATCATTAATAGCTGATTGCATACCTTCAAAATCGTTATACTTACTAGCCATTTGAGATAAATTACCAGTAGCAGCTTCATTGATAGTCTCTTCATTAAGTACTCTATGAATAATACTTTTAACCGCCTCTTTTATATTTATTTCTTCTTCTGATAATTCATCAATAGTTTCTTCTCCTAAAGATATTCTGCTTTCTAAATAATTTAAAAGATCTTTTTTAGCATGAGGTACCATAGCTGCTTCAGTTGCAGGACCGCCTTTCCATTCTTCCCAAACTGCTTCTAATTGTCTAACTGCTTTTTCTAGCATAGGTGCCATAGATTCTACATATCCGCCAGTTTCGTAGTCGTTTTCAGTTACTACTTTACCGCCTTTCATTTTTTTACGTCTTCCTTCTTCCAAAGCCATTTGATCAATAGCAGGTTGTTTTTCTTCAAATTCTAAATAATGTTGAGCTTTTGAAATATAATCTCTAGCTAATATAACTTTAGCTTGCCACCAGTTTGGAAAATCAACTTCTCCATCCATTTGATCGTATTTATGTAATCTTTTATATAATTTAGCACCATAAGTAGCTATATCATAAGCGTATTGTTTAAGCATATCAGGCTCATCATCTTGATGACCTATATCTAGATCTCCTTCGTTATATTGTGTTACTGGAGGAACTTTAGATCTTTGTTTATCTAATGGATCACTTAATCTAGCTCCTCTTTCTCTAGCGTCAGGAGTTAATTTACCTTTTACTAAGTTTCCTGATTTAGTAAAATAATGACCTTTTGGAGCCCCTTTAGTTTCTTCAACTTCTTCATCTTTACCCATAGCTTTTTTAATAGCTTTATCTTTAGCAGCCATGTAATCATCTGAGTCTATATCTCCATCTCCGTCATGATCTTTTCCTTTCTTTTCATCTATATCGTAATTATGGTCTAGATAAGCATCAAATTCATGCTCAATTTCCTCCATATCCATATCTAAAAGGTTATCAGGAGCTACTGTAAAGAATCCGTCTATCATTTCATCGTCAGTTAATCTTTCTCCATCTTTGAAAGGATTAGTAAACTTTTTATTTAAATGTTGTTTGATAGCGTCTAATTTTTTAGAAACTGATTCATCTACTTCTTCAGAAAATTTAGCTTTTTTAGCTGCAGCGTCTGTTGCAGCCATTTCACCTTTTTTAATTTTTTCCATAGCAGCTTTTAAAGCTTCTACTGGTACTTTTAATTTTTTAGCTAAATCTTCTACTTTACCTTCTTTTAAAAGTTTTTTTGCTTCGTTTAATTCAGCTTTTTTTAAACCATTAAATACATCTACATGATTATTTTTTCCAACCGGTACCATTTGGTCGTGTTTATCTACTTTTTTAGAATCTCCTGATAGTAGGTGGTAGTAGTGATTAGGGTCTTTTTCTAAATTTTTAACAGCTTTTTTCTTAGCTTTACCGTAATCTTTATCAGAAACAGTTTCATTAGACATCAAGCCCATAGCTTCTAATTCGTAATCTACTGCTCTTTCTAATGTATCCAATGAATAACCTTGTTCAGGTCTAGCATCGTAAGTTTGAACTCCAGTCATTTTGTTTTCAACTAAAATACCTCTACTTTTAAGGATAGCTACAGAGTCGTTATATCCGTTATAAGGAGAAATCAGTTGAGGTAATTCTCTTTTAGCATCTCTTACAAACTGAGTTTTACTAAACTTACCTTCTAGTATCGCGTTATATTTTTCTTGTATTGTTTTCATTTAAATAATCATACATTTTAGTATTATACGGTCTTTTTTTTTGTTTTACTATCTTGTAACCCAGCTTCTCACCGTACTTTGTAGCCTTATTTTTTTTATTTTTTTTACCAAAAGCATAAGGAGTAGCATATTGTGCTCCAGTCCCTGGTGTAAAAGTAGCTCCTGTACCTGTAGAGCTTAATTCATTCAGTTCTTTTAGTACTTCTTTAATAAGTTCTTTAAGCTGACTTAGTTTCATAATCCTTTCAGCTCTTGAACTAACTCATAGTACTGCATAATATTTATAAGATGTTCATCAGTTACTCTTTTAGTTTTAGAGATAGGATTAATAGACTTAGCTACTTCCTGTAACTTAATTACTACTATTTCATCTTCAATACTATGCGTTAAATTTTCTATTACTACCTTAATTTTTTTAAATTCTTCATTTACTATATTTCTTAATTTAGTAGATGAATTAACTGAGGTAATAAATTCTTTTAGTATATTTTTTTGTTCGGGTAGTAAAGAGCCATATTTAGAATTAAATTTTTCTAATAATATCTTAAACGTTAATAGCTTAAGATCTTTATCATATTTACTATATTCTTCTATTAGGTTGTCTCTAACTACCTTCTTGTTTTGTCTTTCTCTAGTAAGATGTTCTAATATAGTAGTTTTATTATCCACTAAAAAATTAGGGTCTACTATATCAGTTACTTTATGTGCTTCCATCAAACAGTATAAAGCTGCTAATGGTTTATAATCTTTTACATTTATAGAGAAAAAATCTTCAATATTATAATTATCTTTAATTTCTCTAATTAAATTATACTTTTGAGTTTTCAAAAGTTTTTTATCTATAGATCTTGAAACTTCTATAATAGTCGATACTATAGATTCAGCTTTAGATTGTGAAACAGACTTATTTTTTAAAACGAATTCGTATAATTTAAACTCACGAACTAAAGCAGATTTACCTGTAAAATACTTTTTAAGTATTTCAACTGCGTTTGAATCTTTTTTGTCTAAAGTATCAGCTGCGATTTGCTTTACTAATAGTTCAAATATTAATCCAGTGTTTTTGTACTTACTATGTTTTATGCGCATTATAATAAAGTTTTTTTGTACACGTAGTACACCTTACCTATATAAATAGTTATTAATTATCTAAATCTTTAATTTGTGATTCATCTAATAAATTTTCCTCTTGTTCTTCTTTCTTTTCAAAAATTATTTGTTTTTTATTTTTGAATAAATCTTTGTTTTGATAAAACATTGATCTAGCTAAGGTATTATCTATCTTATTATTTTCTTCATTAACATTCTCATTATCTGAGTCAAATCCACCTTTCATTCCTTGTATACCTAGGGGATCTCTTCCACCAAGACCATCATTGGTACCGTAATGTGAAGCGTGTGTTCTAGGTCTTCCACCTTCAGGGCCTATATCTCCTATCCCTGGAGTATCATCTTCGTATCCTACAGGAACTGAACCAAATGGCATTCCTTTTTGATCTCCTTGTCTCCTACCGTATAGAGAAGCTAAATCATGAGGTGTACCGTATGACTTACCTGATTTAGCAGGATCGTTACCTTCATTCTCAATTTGACCTATTCTAAATAATCTTTTGTAATCTTCAGTAACTAAATCTCTCATTTCCATATACTGGTCTTCAGATAGGTTAAATATATGGTCATATATATAATCAGTTGGAAAAAGTTTAGTATCTAACATTTGACTTGCTAAATCTACTTTTTCTTTTAATAAAGCTACCTTTTCTTGCTCAAATATGATTGAAGGATTTGTTAACTGAATTTCGAAATTAGTTAAAGATTCTCCTTTGAAACCTTGAACATATAAATGTACTAATGCAATTTTGGTTAATTCAGATTCTAAAATTCTTTGTATTCTTTCAACTGTTCTTGCAAATCTAATGTCTTCAGCTGCTAGAGTTGCTTTACCTTGTAAATCTCCTTCATACCCAAAATACGCTTTTGGAACTTTTAAAGCTGCAAACATTTTATCTCTTAAATACTCTATATCGTTAGTACCGTCATAGTCTAATCCTTTAGTAGTATCTATCTTAGTTTGAGTATCTCCTCCTCTCATAGGAATATAATAATCTTCCATCATATTCATCATATTAAATCTGAGATTGTAGTCTCCGGTGTTCGGGTCTACAAAAGGAGTTTTTTTCATTTGGTTGATAGTTTTTTGCATAAACTGTTCAACTTCGTTTGGAGGTATTTGACCAACATTAATATAGAAAGTTCTTTTTTCAGGAGCTCTCATTATACGATGAATTAACATCGCATCTTCCATTAAAGTTAGTTGTTTAAATATTTTTCTTGCAGGTTCTATATAAGATCTACCATAAGGTAAATAATTCGTATCTGATATTAATCTGAAATGTGCTATCTCGTAATTATCAAATTCTATAACTTTTTGATTGCTTTTAGGTCTGTAATTAGGATCTTGAGAAGATGCTAATCCATCGGGATCCAATTGAAAAGTTACTCTTGCAGGATTATCTGGATCTAGTCCTTCTTGTCTAGTCATATGATAAACTGTATAAGGAAGAACGTTATATACTCCGAATTCTTCAGCTATTTCTAACTTTAAAAAGAAGTCTCCATACTTACACATGTTACGTGTCCAAGACCATAAATTAAATTCTATGTTTAATACATCGTAAAACAGGTTGTAGAGAATTTTTTGTATATTTTCATCAGAAGACTTAATAGATAAAACTTCCCCCATATCATTCTTAAGTGTAGCTTCGTCAGATATTATATCTAATGTTGAAGCAATAAGAGGATCAGTATCCATAGCTTCATAGTCAGAATATAATTGTATTCTTAATGTTTGATAATTAAGGTTAGGATTAAATATATTTTTATTATTGTAAATATATAATCGTGAAAATCTATCTATAAGGGAGTTAGTCTGATATCTTCCGGTAGTTTGTATTTGATTTACGTCGGCAACCTTAAGTTGATCACCGCCTACATTTCTAATTACTACATCGGAAGAGAATAGTCTACCTAATCGTTTAAAAAGTGAAGTATCTGCCATTAATACAGGTTTATTTATAAATATGGTTTATCCAAGTATCCATGAGATATCCTCATTTCCATGCTCGGTTCTAATAATATAAGGATTATTTTGCTGATTTCCAACTGTTTTGATTACGGATCTATTCTTAGCATTAAGATTAGTAAATGAAGATAACTGTGCTCTAGCTAAGTCCATTCCTTGTTGTCTGAGTCGTAAAGCTGTATCTCTAACATATAGTGCGGTAGCACATGACATAAGTAAATCATCATTATAATTTACTTGAGCTTGAGCCTTTCCGTTCTTCCATACAAAAACTCTCATTTCTCCTAATAGCCTTTTAGATTGAATAGTTACTCCTTTTTCTCTTATATATTCCATCATTTTAGCAATAACTAGAGGTCTAGTTCTCATAGACATTGTAAAACCAGGAACTAATTTATCTCTTTCATATTTAGCCATATATGATTCTACAGTGTCCATTTGATTTTTAGGACTATAATATAAGTTTCTATACTCTCTTTCCATAATTTGTTCTATAGTAGCCCAACCTATATTAGCATTTTCAACTACTAAAAGTGCGTCGTTGTATTCTGCAGCGATAGCTACTAATACATTACCAAAATCTTTAGGAGATAATTTTCCTTTATATTCACCTACTTGAACACAAGTTTCTAAATCAAAAATATGAAATGCAGAGTAGTCAGCAGAATCACCTCTAGCTACATCCGCTACTACCATATAAGATTTAGTATAATCAGGTTGTTCCCAAATCCATAAATTACCATCTACACCTCTTTTTTCAACTGGGTCTTTTTGGTAAGTCTGTTCATAAAATAGTAAATCATCAGGTTCGAATACTGTATCACCAGAAGCTAGAAAATCGCAATCACATTCTTGACCTGCCATTCTTGGTCCTAAATCTTTATCTTGTTGTTCTCTCCATTCATTATTTCTTTCAGGGTGTACTGTCCAAGGTAATCTAATAGGTAAAAAACTATTTTCACCTGATTCTGCTTTTTCCCAAGTTTGATGAAACCAATTACCTATTCCATTAGGAGTTGATAAAGCCATACACTGGCCCCCGGTAGCTAACGTTTGTTGTGCTGCTGTAAAAGTTTCGTCAATATTATCTATAAAAGCTGCCTCATCTATTAATAGTAGTGATACTGCTTCTGATCTTGCTGCATCTGCATTAGAAGATTTAGCAGTTATTTTAGAACCGTTCTTTAATCTTAATGATAGTTTATTTTTTTCAAGTGCTGGTAACCGTAACCATTTAGGTAACTGATCATACATAAACATGGTTTTACTAACTAAGTTTCTTGCAGTTGCTTGAGTAGTAGCTAAAGCTAAAACGTTTTTATCTTTATGAAAAAGCATTAACCATAGACTATAAGCTGCTGCTAAAGTAGAAATACCTAGCTGTCTAGACTTTAAAGTTATAATATAGTCATTATCTCTAAATAGATGTAAAACTTCAGATTGAAAAGGGTATAAGTTGAAAAGTATTCTACCTCTGGTAGGATGTTGAATATAACAATATTTCTTCATAAAATATGAAGGATCCTTTGCGCATTTAATATATTCTTGCGCTACTATTTTTTTAATATCTTGCGCCATAACTAATTTTTATCCGAATACTTTGCTATAATTCAAACCTATTTTACTTTGTTGAACTGTAAATGTTGAAAGAACTGTTTCGTAATCATTTAATTTTTCTTTGTCAATTCCAAAAAATTTCATTGAACCACTTCTTTTTAAATTTACTAAAAAACCTCCAAAACCAGGTTTTTGATTTAATTTATTACTAAGCATTCTATTAACTAACTCTCCAGCTGCTGCAGTTGAATTAGTATGATTTTTTATTTCTTTTTGTACTATTTGAACATTATTATATATAGAATTAAAAATACCATATTGTGAAGCCAATGATGATAAATTAGGTAAAGAAGCAAATTTGTTAAAAGCTTCGAATACCGGTATTAATTCAGTACCTCTAAAATTAGT